ATTATATGTGCTTACAAATGATAATATCAACTTATATACAGGCGCGTTGAATCCTTCGAAGTATTCAATTTTTAAATGAGGCAATGCCTTTCTTGTAAAATCTTCATCATGTAATAGGTTATTGAGAATTATCGTCTGTAGGTCTTTCGTCATTATCTTTATCTTTATCTAATACTTCGGCTAATATATCACCCATCAAATCGTTGAACTTTATAGAATCTTGTAATTCCTTTATACTATACTGTTCATTGCCTTTGTCAATCTGATAATTGAAGTTAAGGACAGCTTGTTCTTCATCTTCATTTTCTTCAATTTTCACCTCTCCATAGTAATAGATGACATCTTTGTATTCACCCTCTTGAATCTTGAAACCGTAATAGTCCAAGTCCTCTTTTTCGACTAGTATGTATTTAGGAATCTTGCTCATCTTTTTGTTCTGGTTCTGATATCATTGAAGTGGATGCAACCTTGAATCGCTTCTCCACAAAGGATTTGAAATCTGTCTCATCAAATATGTTAGTCCAGAATTCTTCATTCATAGTCTGAGCCAATCTGAGATTACCAGTGAGTTCATCACCAGTTGCAGGATTCTTGGCTTGATACCATCCATTCTTAGGTTTAACAACATATCCACCTTCGATAGCCACATCAACTAGACCTGACCATTTTTCGATGCCACCTTCCCATGTAACAGAGATAGGAATCTTTGACTTTTCTTTTACAAATCTTGATTTCTCAATATTGATGATAAAGTTGTAACCCGATACATCAGTACCAGTCTTTTCTTGGCGACGACCGATGATCCAAACATTATCAGCAGAATACATCACACCTGTTCCACCAGAGACAACAGCCTTACTAAACATCTCTTGAGTCTGATAGGTATGATTGATAGCAAGTAGTGGAATATCATTTAATGTGAGTGAAGGTGTAATCATACGGAATAGACCTTTGAGTGCTTTAGCACGAGTCATATCTGCAACAGACTTCATATTCTCGGCATCTTCAACTTCTTTCTTAGATGCAATATTACCAATAGAGTCAATGACAATAATCACTTTATCTTTACGACCGATTTCATTCAGTTGATGTACAAGGTCGAATTTTAGTTCTTCGATATTGGTCACAGGAGTATGTAAGACCCTAGATGTATCAATTCCAAAAGATTCAAAGTATGCTTGGGGCGAACCAAACTCTGAATCATAGAACATAAGAACAGAATCTTCATGTTTCTTAAGATATGCTGAAGCCATCAGTAATGCAAAGGATGTTTTGAAGTGCTTAGACGGTCCGGCAAGAACTGTAAGACCAGAAGCAAGACCTCCATCGATTGAACCCGATAGTGCCGTATTGATCATCGGTACTGATGTTGTAGTCAGTTCTTTCTCTGAAAAGAGTTTAGATTCTGATAATACTGAGACTCCCGCTGATCGGGATGATTTTTTTAGTTTTTCTAATAGTGACATGGTTTATATATTATATTATTATGACAATATGTCAAGATTTATTCTTATACATATTCTCAAATTTATATTTGTTCTCTTTATAGATTGAGACTAGCCAGTTCCCATTCCATTTCATTTTTTCTGCTAAATGATTACATTTCTTAATGGCTTCTTTATCTTCTTCAGAAAGGATGTGTGATATATAGCCATCAAATTTACCATTATATTCGTGGCGATCAAAGTATTGTACTTTATCTTCAAGAGAAGTTATGTGTTTATCATTATTCCAGTTTTCGGAATATGATCGTCGTGTACCCTTATTAGGTACATTAAGGTTCTTCTTTGGCGACCAAATCAGACCCTTGTTCAAATCTCTCTCTATCATAATTTAGTTAAGATGTTTTTGTGCAGTGAGTCAATGCAAGTATTAGCATACCAATGATACACAAATACATGAACATCGTTTGCCAGAAATCCTTATTCTTCCAAAAGGTCATTGAACCATACTTGGGAGAACATACGCAGCATTTATTTTTATTCATCATCTTTAACAAACACTCCATTTTCCATCTTGCCCGTTCGTTTCTTGATCACATTGTAGGCAGTTTCTAAACATTTAACAGAATCAAATCCTACCAACTTAGATAAAATTATAATAGTAACCATCATATCTCCGATACCATCTTCTATTTCCGCCAGCGCTTCTGATTTTATTATTTGTTTATTGCGATCTCCTTGGGCAGAATCCAATAAGATGAGAGCTGCACGAGTTTCATCAAGTTCTTCTTGAGTCTTACCAAGTTGTGTGAGTGCAGTAGCCTTATCTAAGATGCCTTTTTCGGCTGCCCATTGATTTACTTTTTCTTGTAGTTCTTCGTAGTTCATATTATTTTAATCGATCTGGACCCTTTGTAACAAAGGGCATTTTACTTTTTTCTCCTATGTATCTATCACAGGATTGGTCATAGAAAAGTTTGAGGGCAACAGATTTACCGATCACTACTTTCATATAATCCTTGTGCTTGTATTCTAGTATTTCACCTTCAACATCTAGCATCTTTTCTTCTTGAGTTATGATACACTTGTTATCGTAAACCACTTTTGTTTCATCATTGTTATAATTATTCATATATTTATTTTCTTGTTACGAACCAGCATATACCTACACCAATTGCAATTATTAATGCTATCGACATATCTAATGGTATCATAATTCGTCATCCTCGTGGGTGTAAATTTCATCATGTAATCCTTCTTCAGTATCACAAGATTCAGTCATATCCGAGCCCTTTTGATACATTGCATCAGCGACAGAAAGAGGGTTGTAACCCGCGGCAACTGAAAGGCTGTATAAATGATCCATAAATTCTGAAACCATTAGACCATTATCTTCTGTTTCAATTGTGATTTTTTCTTCGTATTGTTCTAGTGTTATTTTCATAATTCGTCATCCTCGTGGGTGTAAATCTCATCATCGACTATCATACCACTAAGGTTTTCCCATAATGTTTGTTCAAAAATTGATTCACCCCAATCATTTTCACCTATTTCCAAAATCCAATCGGGTTGGTTCACAGTCCAAGTATTATCTTCGTGTTTATAATATACTTCACCTTCATTTGAATCTTCTACAAGATGAATCATCAAAGGTTTTCCTCCAACTTCTAACTCGTATTCAGTTACGCTTTTAAAGTAAATCTCTTTACTATCTTTTAATAATTTTATTTTTGCCATAATTTTTTATTGTTTTATATTATTGTTTTATAAAGTTGTATTTCCATTTACAACATAGTATTTCCAAGCCTTTTCAAAGTAGTAGTGTACAAATGTCATAACGGTCGAAATGAATATACCAAATAAAGTAACATGCCAATCACCAAACCATACTCTTGCCATTAGTGTGCAAAGTATGATAGATAAGATTCGCCATATAATAACTTTACTCATTGTGATGGATAATCCCTATGTGGATTGGCTGCAATTTCTCTTTCACGGAATTCGTCAGCAGTCATTGATCTTTCTTTCTTAACTCTCTTGACTGTCACTTTACTTTTTTGTCTTGATATTACTACATAGTTACAAAATGTATTTGTTAATACTGCAGTGTAAATTCCAGCCATTATATCAAATAGTGCGAGCACCATAGATATAACCATTCCAGTTAATATTATTTTTGGTTTTATTCTTGTCATAATTTTATCCTCTCATAAAGTTATTGATTGCACGCCCATGTCCACTTGAAACATAGTATTTCTTATTTTTTTGCCAACTTTCATTGGTAAATACTTGTATTGATCCAGCAGTTTTGTGACCATAAACCATAACACCTTTACGATTTCTTGACACTTCGCGAGTGGGAGGTGCATCTAATCCGAGTATAGCTCTTACATTTGAATTCATATATTATAAAACTTCAGAGTGATTACGATCAATAAGCATCATTATATCTCTTAGTGGAAGATCGATCAGTACCTTCTGCTCTTTCGAATTCATTTTGAAGAATTCCTTGGCTTTCGAAAAAGCAAAGGCATCTACAACGGCAGTCTGTACAAAAGACTCTACTTCAAGTACAATTCTTTGAATTGGTCGTGTGTGATGTTTTGATTTGATTTTCATATATTATATAATATCAGGTTATAGTATCTTGTCAATCATTATGATGGGTTAGCAAAGTTCTTAGATTTGAAATCAATTATCTTTTTTCGAAGCCATCTTGCTTTTACAGCACGAGGATCATTATCACACGCAGGTAACATTCGTTTGAATGTCTCCCAACTCGGTTTTGGCGAATCTAAATCCGTCCACATTTTCATTCTTAGTTTATTATCCATAATCAAGTTTTTAGTTTTTTTCCTGTGATGGCATCACCTTTTGTGAGACCATTAGCCTTAAAAAATTTCTCAGATGTACTTATATCATAGACTTCTACCCGTCCTAATATACTACATGCTTTTTTCAATAATCGAGAGCCGATTCCTTTTCTTCGTTGTCGAACTGGAACATAGCACTGAAACATCTTCATTCCTTCATCTTTGTATGCTAGAGCCCATCCTGTCCATTTCTCACCATTGTGAGCCATGATCAAATATCCGTGGTCTTCTTTCAAACATTTCTTCAATTCCGTATGGATTAATCCGCCACAGATATGACCGTCAGCCTCTCGGTAAACTCCAAAATGATTTTTAGAACACCATCGAAGCACATCAGATGGTGGCCATGTCTGCTCGAGATTGTAGACTCGGATGTAAGTCATTATATGACCTCCTTCACATCATCGATAGTGAATTTGATTAGGGAAATGATCTTTCCTGCGGGACTAATGATAGCCGAATTGAACCAGTTTTCACCAGTCGCGAGGTCAACCATCGCGGTATTGAATCTGACGGTTTTGCCAGATTTGAGGAGTAGGGTGTCTTTGAATTTAATATTATCCATAATTAATCTTATAGGTATATTATATCATGGAATCACCATGTTGTCTAGTGCTTTAATCAGTTGATAGTCAATGATTTACAGAGTTGTTTACAAGACTGCCTAGAAATTGATAATCGTTTGACTATCAATGACTTAGATACTTTTCAATGAAAAATCAATAGCCCTAGCCGCTTCTAGATTGAGTGGGCGATGCTTGTACCATCCACCTGTATCATTATCAATCTCTTTACATAACTTAGCCACATCCTCTGGTGTTATTGGATATTTTGCCCTCAGAGCCTTAGTAGAAATTGACACCATAATCTGATACATTTTATGATACCATCCGCCATCGGATATAGTCCTGTATTCAGTAATGAGTTGCTTATTAACAAACGGGCAATCATGATAAGAAGCCCACTTAACATTTACATTTGTGAGTTTGTCTTTTTTGTATTCTGCAATTTTATCACGAATGTGTTCGGGCATCTTATCTTGAAATGTATTTTTGAATCCATTAACAAATGAATGCTTCTTCATCAAGTCTGTAGGATTTAGAAGTTCAGCATCATGAGTAAAAATGAAATTGTAAGCATTTGGATATTGAGCAGGAACATAATACATTCTACTCAAGTCTTTTGTTTGAGCATCACCAACAGAACCGAATTCATGATTTAGGGCATACCAGAAGTGTCGAATCTTCTCGGCAGGAATCGATTCAGTGAGTGGAAGAATAACACGAAACTTTGGCTTTTCTTTTGTTGAAGAAGCCGATGAATAGCATATAAAGTAATTCGATTTGAATTTACCAATTGTTTCTTCAAATGTACCTTCATAATCATCTACATCAAGTGCAGCCCATCCATTCCATTGAATTACATTTCGATTAGCTCTGGTCGTACCATGATTGAAACTTGATGGTGTGATCAGAGGCGATCCATCTTTAAACTCACCTTTCTTTGGCTTGTAGCCGGGCTGCTTGGATAAATCATAAAGTAACTTCTCAAAAGATTCGAGATTAGTAAAATCCATCTTTCGATGGGTCTTGTTATCAAATATGGATTTGAATAGTGTAAGAGAAATCATATTAACCAAAGAATTCTTCTAGGGTATTTGTTTGTTTCTTGTAATTGATTCGTGTTCGGGGTCTTATTGATCCATTGGTCTTCTTTGGCAAAAAGTGTTTGAAGCCAATCTTTTTACCGAATTCAACCATAGAATTTTCATCTGGGAATCTAACTATTATTGTTCTCATACTTTACTCTCCTTAAAGTAGCGATTATCTACATCTTTGCCGTATGGGAAATCTGGATACCATGTCGCTTTTGTTTTTTCTGTTATTTCTAAATTACTCTTTTCTACAAAATCCTGTAAATCTTCATCTGTTTCAAACTTGAATTCAGCAGTTGCATAAGCATATTCTTGATGTGAATATTCAGGCATTCCCCACCATCCATGAAATGTGTTTTCAACACCTTGTGATCTATCAAAGATATTGTTTTCTGTGTCATTTATATTTCTTACGCTCTTTTTCATACCCAATGTTTTTCTATTTCGATTGTTTCCTCTGGAGTTGGCTTCCTATATTCCATACCATAATTATTAATACCCATAACTGGTACAATATGATCTTTGTAAATTGGCTTCTGATTGAATGAAGAATAATCCACTTGATGATGCCATCGATCAAATTTCTTCGTGATGGCCGTGACATCTGGATGCTGATCTTGAAGAGATTTTGCAAACTCGTATCGGTCATCATATTCCTTATCATCAGAATTGAAATTATAAACCTCTTCAGTATTACCCCCCTTCATAGAGAGTGTAGTAATTTTTCCACACAAGAAAGCATTGAATAACATTGTACAATGTTTATCTTTTAGGATTCGCAATGATAGATCGGTATCTTCATTATACTGACCTCTCCATCTATGATCAACATCATTAGATATAAGAATACAACTGTAGATACGAGAATTTAGATAATATGGTTTTTTATAATGAGTTTGCTCAGACGGCACGAGCATATATGTGTAATTCATGCCAGCCATCTTAACATTCTTATATCTATCAACGAAATCCTCTGCAGCTGCAAATGTACCACCATTCATTACTCTACGTCTACGATTTTGATTGAATCGAAAGAATTCACGAATATTATCATCTAGAATCCAGTGCCGTTCATGACCTTCTTTGATTGAATGTTCCCAAACAAAATTACGAGCTGGGATCGATCCACCAAGAAGTCCTGTGACTTCGCATCTCTTTGCATATTTAGGATTTTCTCTGAAATCTGTTGGTAGAGTCAATATCTTCTCAGCAGGAATATTTTTATTGTAATCAGCAAATTCTGATTCCTCAATAACAACACGATAAGGTACATTCATCATATCAAGTGTCCTTGATGTGAATCGAGTGTCTGCTCGACCTTTAGAAATTATATAAATTGGATAGCGTGGATTGTGATTAGACATGATATTATACTATATTATATTTTTAATTTTGTCAATGTATTATTTAAAGAGTTC